GCGGCTTTTTTTGCGCCCTCGCCTCAGTAGCCTGCGAACGGAACGCGAGGTAGACACACCTGCGCGAGACTCAGGTTCCGTTTTCCCGGCCCTTTCCAGCCGTGTGGACTGCGCGATATCCCTGTTTCTACCTACTCTTTTGGCATTATCCCTTGTGGCGTGATTCCAGAGGGAAGGGGCCACGTTTGAACAGGCGGCACGCACCCACTGTCCACCTGAGGATTCATATGGGTCTACCCAAGTGATTATACTCTGATCGTATACGTTGGTGAATCCATTATAAAGCGGAGCAATACAATCAAATGAGCGAGCACTACAAGTCAGCGAGACCTTGGCATCGTTTTCAGCGGATGGTTGAGCGTAGTGCTTCATATGGTGGTGGTCCTTACGATGTTGAGTTGGACTTATTTTATCGTCAGGTTGAGAGTCACTTGAGTGGTAGTTGGTTGAAGAGTGAGATTCAGGCATGTGGGGTACGTTTGTACGTATTGTATCGCGAGATAGAGGAGCAGTTGGGTAGGGGTGGTCGTTTGGAGTCATTTGCTTTGGTGTTGGGTGTAGGTGCGCCTGCGTTGTTGAACTGGTTGCGTGGGAATCGTGGAGTAAAGCGGTACACGATAGCCCAGCTGCATTCCTGGTCCACGTTACTGACTCGTCATTGGTCGAAAGAGGGGGTTGTAGTTACACTTCTATGCCATCCGACTGGAGTGATTGAGCCATTGGTATCTGGTGATTCGGTTGTCCCACAAGGTGGGGCCAAGCGATAAGCGAGGTTCAATGGGAACAACTGCCTCACTGTCCCTACCTGTCCCTACCGGCCCCCCCTTTTGCTATAGGGGTAAGAATGTGTACATCTTCTATTATGTTATTCGTATATCTACTACTATTATTTTACCTTATATAAGAGAAAGGTAGGGACAGTAGGGCCAGCTTGAAAGCATAGTTACATCCTGGCATATTTCCTGTCCCCCTGTAGGGCCACCAATCGTTTTAAGGTAAGGCCAGGTAGGGACAAACAAAAAAAGGTTGTGCATCTTGGCGGAATATGGTTACCTATTGGTACCAGCGCAACACCACACGATGACGACCGCTGGGCAGGTCGAGCATATCGCTGGGAACCTTTAGGCAACAATCGAATAAGGAGAAACACCATGGAAAACGATTTCAGAGCAGCAGCACACGTCGACTGCGTTGACAGGTTGGCCAACAACTTCATCGAGGTTATTCGGGAGTGGCTTACACCAGAGCAATGTCGAGAGGTAGACCAGCGGAACCGGGCCGAAGTAGACGCGAACATCTGCCACACCCATGACTTCATCGATGCTAACCAAGCGATGGAGCAGGCTTACGTAAACATGTGGGGCGAGGAGCCTGACCTGAGCGCCGAGGGTGTGATGGATGACTGGGGCGATGCTTGGATGCTGGCCAAAGCGCGCGGGTTTGAGTGGTTGCATACAAAATCGGAAGTCGTAGATCGTGAGATGACAATCAAGCGGCTTCGGAAAATGGAAGAAGAGCTGCGGACCATGAGCGTTGACCTATGGATGCAGACTGTGGACGACCCCGAGACTGTTACCGTCGAGAGCGAAGAGGCAGGCATGACCCCGGAACGCAAGGCAATCCGCAAGATTATGGACCGAGTTTCGAGCTTGGCCGACAAGGTGGAAGAGGCAATCAACAACACGCGCAACGGAGGTGAAACCACACTCTCTGAACGGATCTCTGCCAAGTTCATCCACGACTGGCTGATTATGGTGGTGGACTTCGACTGGGTACCGGACGTGCGGGTCGCAATCCACAAGGACGTAGCAACGGAAGAGATGCTCACTGCCGCAGACTTTTCGTCGCCTGACCCCGAGGATGACATCTCGCGGTTTGGTCCCGGTACGTCCGCGCACACGCTGGAGATGGACGACATAGACGGCCTGCACTCCGACGTAAACGCAGTCTACTGCTTGGTCGATAGCGGAATCATTGACCGCACGAAATCACCACTGATCTTCAAACGCAATGAAGGTGCCACGAACGTCAAGCAATGCGAGTGTGACGAGCCTGAACGTGAAACGCGCGATGGTGGACGGTCGGTTGTCTGCGTGCTCTGTGGAGGTGAAGCATGAGAGTGCTTGTGGCCTGTGAATACAGCGGAGCGGTGCGCGATGCCTTCCGCAAGATTGGACACGATGCAATGTCATGCGACTTGCTTCCGACCGAGGTGCCGGGGCCGCACTACCAAGGCTCCGTGCTTGACATCCTTGAGGACGACTGGGACTTGATGATTGCGTTTCCACCATGCACGTACCTGTGTAGCAGTGGACTGCATTGGAACAAGCGTCGATCAGGGCGCGCAGCAAAAACCGAACAAGCGCTCGACTTTGTGAGGCAGCTGATCGACGCGCCTATTCCACGGATTGCTCTGGAGAACCCAGTTGGCTGCATCAGCACGCGCATACGCAAATACGATCAAATCATTCACCCGCACCAGTTCGGACACGATGCCAGCAAGCGCACGTGCCTGTGGCTCAAGGGACTGCCGCTACTCACCGGAACGAAAGACATTGAGCCGCGCATGGTCAACGGACGACCACGCTGGGCCAACCAAACTGACTCAGGACAAAACCGACTTGGACCCAGTGATGACCGCTGGAAGCTCCGAGCCAAGACCTACCAGGGCATCGCAAATGCGATGGCCAACCAATGGGGGAACCTCGATTGAATGACACAATGAACCAATCGGACGTTTGTTGACCGACACCTGTAGCCGTGGTAGGCTACGGTAACACCACGCAGAGGAACACATGATTTTTCAAAGACACGATGATGTAGAAGCATATCAACGCTACTGGTCGAGCAAGCGCGTCGATCAGAACCATGCCAGCGAACCAGAGCCCAAACGTGACTTGAGCGGTAATGGCTACACGTTCGATGCGGATGACGGGAGTTGGCACAAGGTGCTACGCCAGTCGAAGCATACGGCTCGCAAGGACCATAAGGACGGTCGCATCAAAGCCGGTGAGGTTTATTGGGTAGACGTTGTTCGCTATGTAGATGACGAAACCGGACACTCGAATATGTCATTTAGTAAGCACCGCTACTTGCGAATACTTTCAACTGATTGATGAGTTGCGAATGGCTCAGCATAACGATGATTAAATAACAACAGGAGAACAACACCATGCCAATGAGAACAGAATACGTCGAGCCCGAGGTTGCCTTTGAGGTTCGCTACCAGTGTAGTGAAGCAGTTATTCAGCAGCACTGCGATGCAGCACCAGACAATGACCGTCGTGACTTCGATGACAAGGGTGGGCTGACCTTTGAAATCTACCATACGTACAAGGACAACGACCTTGGTAGTCGCTGTGAGTTCTGGTACACCACGGACATCGATGAAGACGAGCAGTTCGATTTTGATATTCGGGACATCTTCTTTCATACATTTGAATCTCTGAATACGTTGGAGAGATATGGACCGGACAGGGACCGGCGGATTCTGCAGCTTGCATTGGATACCGGTGCGGTGCATTTCGATAATGGCCGATTGGTGATTGGAGGTGCCTTATGCCGAGCACAGGGATGAACATTATCCGTGGCGATGTCGAGATTGAAGTGGACATTGACTACATCGAGGGGTCGCCTCGCACCTGGGATTGCCCTGGCAGTGACGGTGAGGTGGACATTGGCGAGTCAGTAGATTCAAATACTGGTGAGCTTGTGGAGTTGACGGGCGAAGAAGTGGCTTACATTGAGAAGAACTTCTTCGAGTACCTCGACAACCAGATCGCTGCTGCGCGTGAACATGACGAAGCTCAATCGCAGTACGAGTCTGAATGGTGTCCGTTCTAATGGAAAAGCATTCATCACTGTACGATAGGGATGGCAAACCACTGAGCTTTGTAGCCGCAGTTGAAGTTGTTGTTGCGGTTGCAGCTTACCTGAAGGCTTTGGAGCTACGCGTGCTGGACACAACAGTTGAACTCAGTACATTGCGCAATGCATACGCGGACTACCGTGAGTGTATTGAGATGAACGCCAGGTACAAGAAGTGATTGCCCATTGATGCCATTGCTGGCAAACTGGTTAAACACCACAAGGAGAAACACCATGAGAACACTTACTTGGGACGAACTACTGCCGACCATTGCTAAGATGGATGTTGTGACTGGCACGCCCGTTCGCTTTGTGAAGGGCGATGAGGTGGCAGGCTTCCCGCTCCGGCACGACATGTCACTGACTGTCCGTCCGTGGGGAGAGGAGAACGACAAGTACTGCATGGTCATTGACGACAAGGGCACCAGTGTGCCGTGTCCGATGGAGTCACTGGTCATCGACCTGGACCATCCGCTGGGCTTTGCTGCGGCCATGCAGTGGACGTACAGGGACTTGTGGAAAGAAGGCCATTGGGAAGAGATTTTCAAAGACGAGCGAGAGATTCAAATGATCGATAGGGGCGACGCTTCTGAGAAGAGCAAGCGTCACTTAGCTTCTTTGATTGGTGAGTTGGTTGATTATGAAACTGGTCTTCAAGGAGCAGAAGAATGAACACAAAACACGGGGAGGTGTAAAGATGCCAAGCGAAAAGGAAAAGCTTGAAATCAAACAGGCTGTTGGTGCTCATAGTGTGTACCTTGCAGCAAAACATGATGAGAACCTTGTTGGTCGATTTACACACACGGATGGAAAGTCCTTGGTAGACGACAACATTAAAGCAACCAAGCGATCTATTGCCAACGTGATGGTCTACATGGCTGGTCAGTACGGTCAGCAGTTGACATCTGAAGAAGTGGAAATGGGTTTGCTTGCAGCTGCACCGGTAGCGAAGTCTACTGGGCCACGTCAAAAGACAGGTCCAAACTTCGATGACATCGGGAAGGTGTACGCCGACAAGTTGGCGGACGTATTGACGGCCAATGAGATTGGTGTGGAAATCAAGACAATTATTGACCGGTTTGAGTTGTATGACCCTACGTCAGGTTCCTATCGGACATTGGAGCAAGCGCTTGGTGTAGCAATGCGTATGCTTGAATGGACGCGGCGACGGCAGATGACGGATGGCACCAGGGCGTATCGTTGGTATCCGCCAGTCGGGTTTTTTGATAGGGCGGAAACGGTAGATGTCGAACCGACAGTGCAAGAAGTCGTAGAGTCGAACGGAATCGACGAAGTGTTTGATGATGATTGGTCGGACGAGATTGTTGACGAGGTCGATGATGTCTTCGAGGTAGAGGCTGAAACAACGGTGGAAGACAAGCCCAAGCCCAAGCAGACGGGCAAAGGTGTAAAGCCTGATACTGACTTGCTTGCACGGATTCAGACCATGAACCTGTATCCTGGTATTAGCTCATACGAGGTTGCGCTTAGTAGCTATGACTTTATCGGCAATGGTATTGACGTACCGAAAGCCCAAGAAGACATGCCGCACAAGGCAAAGCTATCGGTTGGCGCAACAATGAAGTCGATGAGCTGGACAAAAAGGACCAGGCGCATCGAGGGCATCCCGCACGTAGGTTGGCATCCGCCCAAGGATTGGGAGCCACCGGTAGCGGCAGAGGGCGTGATTCGTCGCAAACCAGAGCCAGTGGTGGAGGCTGCACCCGTCGAAAAGCTTTCGTTGCAGGACAGCCTACCGCGTTTGTCTGAGCAAGCTGACGACGATTTGCCTTGGCCTGATCAGTCAGAGTTTGTTGGCGATCCTGGTGAAGAGGGTGAGCACTCAAACAACGAAGAGATCCACGAGATGTACATCAAGCTGGTGAATCCGAACGATGGTAGTGAAGATATCGTGCTTCGCACTATCGCGATGAAAAACACAGGGATGTACTTGATGGGCACAAAAACAGACCCAATGGAGCGGATGCTTGAGTGGGACGCAGAGGAAGAGATTTGGATCTGTACTATGGGGTCAGCCGAGGAATAGACCATGGGTTCCCGGCAGAACCCTATGAACTCAGCAGGGAGGCATGTGAGTGCGGTCGGATAGATGCCTCAACACCGTTTACACCACAGAGAACACACACTACACTTAGTGTTAGGAGAAACACCATGTCAGACACCAAATGCGTCGTTGGGGGCGGGAAGTTCCTGCCTCCAGGCTCACCGTATCTTAATCAGATAAAGCAGAAGTTCCGGTGCCCGAACCCTCAGTACAGTCAAGCCATGGCACTGAGGCAGAACGGTAAGTACGTCCAGGTGCCTGACACGCATGTCTACGCATGCCAGATGATTCCCATTCGACACAAGTGGGGCATGGGTTTGATGGTTCCGAGGGGAATCAAACTTGGTGCTGACTGGCCTGACCTACAGTTTATTCCACGCAAGTCTTCCCCAAAACTACGAGATCAGGATGCGCCACTTGTATTTGCTGACGGTGTAAAGTTGCGGCCATATCAAACCGAGGCCGTGGACCAGTTGGTACGACAGAAAGAAGGGCTTGTGATTGCTCCGTGCGGGGCGGGCAAGACGATGATTGGTCTGGGTGCCATGATCCAGTTTGCTACCAGAACGGTCGTGTTGGTCCACACACATGATTTGGCAAAGCAATGGAAGGATCGCATCGAGGCCCAGCTGCAGACAATCAACGGTGATGTTCCTACGGTCACCATCTGCGGCGGCGGCAAGCGGGACGACTCAGGACAGATTGTGATTGCAATGTTCCAGTCGTTAGCCAAAGGACGTTGGGAAGAACTACACGAGTGGTCAACTCAGTTCGGGATGTGCATTGTGGATGAGGCCCACCACGTTCCAGCGCAGACGTTCAGTCAGGTGATGATGTCCATGCCAGCAAAGATTCGGTTGGGCTTAACAGCAACGCCTGATCGACCGGATGGACTGAGCGCCATCCTGTACTGGCACTTTGGCAAAGAACTGTACCGCATCACAACCCAAGAGTTGATTGATGCCGGTCGCGTTCTTGCACCGAGGATTCAGTTCACGCGCACGCGTTGGTCGATTCCTGGTCATATGGATTGGCCGAAGCTCATCACGCGGATGTGTAAGGACGAAGCACGAAACGAGCAGATTCTTTCAATGGTTTTGGACTTTGTTTCTGATGGACGCCAAGTGTTGGTCTTGTCTGACCGAGTTCAACATTGCATCGACATGGCAGAACTGGTTGCCAATAATGGTTGGAGCGCGGCTGCGTTGGTTGGAAAGATGTCGAAGAAGCAGAGAGCAGAAGTGCTCGAGGCAGCTAACAATCGAGAGGTAAAGGCTATCTTTGCCACGACCGTAGCTGACGAGGGATTGGACCTTCCAGGTTTAGACACGGTGATATTGACCACACCGACCAAGGCAATGGGTCGCATTCAACAAAGAATCGGTCGCATCATGCGAACAGCAGACAATAAAAAAGAACCGATTGTTGTTGATTTGGTCGATAACAGCAAGCCGTTGTACTACCTGCATAAGAAGCGCGCGAAGTTCTACCGTGAACTTGGCTGCACTGTGCAGGAACTGTAGCAATGGTATTTGAAGATGATGTGTCCTGAATGTGGAGAAAAAACGAAAGTGACGGCTTCCAGAACAATCAACAATCCAGGCAAGGGTTGGGAGATGAACCACGCCAAGAGAGTTGTTGGGTGGTACACGCAAGACTTTGTGGTCAGGTCTCGTGCTTGCACTAGATGTGACTTTAGAGATTTTACCGCCGAACTGCTGCTCGACGATATTAAAGGGATCATGAGCGAAACAGCGAAGGGACATGCTCCAGGTAGATTGATAGATAGGACATGATGAGAGAGAAACAACCAAGACTAACGATTGTGCCGATCAGTTTCAGAGAGGCGTCTGCCTTTGTCGAGCGGTATCACCGGCACCATAAGCCAAGTCGAGGCGTTCGGTTCTGCATGGCTGTCTCCGATGAGGCTGGAGAGATTAGGGGTGTATCCATGGTTGGACGACCAGTGGCGCGACACTTAGATGACGGATGGACCGTTGAAGTAAATCGTATAGCAACGGATGGCTGCCCTAACGCATGTTCTGCGTTGTACGGTGCAGCATGGAGAGCAGCTCGGGCTCTTGGGTATCGCAAGTGCATCACGTACACGTTGCCCAAAGAGGGAGGCGCCTCTCTGCGCGGAGCGGGATGGACATTGATTGGAGAAGCGGGTGGGGGCGCGTGGTCTTGTAAAAGTCGGCCTCGCGTTGATCTTCATCCACAACAAGTAAAACTCAAATGGGAGAAGCAAGCATGAATCGAGTCATCATCACCGGCAACTTGGGCCAAGCGCCTGAGGTGCGGAAAGCCAAGTCTGGTCTGCCGATTGCCAATCTACGGATTGCAACGAACGAGCGGGTCAAGGACGGAGACGAATGGAAGGACCACACCGAGTGGCACACCGTTGTAGTGTTCGGCAAGCAAGCTGAGAACTGTGAACGGTTCTTGGACAAGGGGTCAAAGGTTGCTGTCGAGGGTAAGATTCGGACTCGTCAGTATGAGGATAAGGACGGCAACCAGCGCAGGAACACTGAGATCATTGCTGACCGGGTAGAGTTCTTGACTCGCTCTGAAAACAGTGAGTCCAGGCCACCTGCCCCACAGTCGCAAGCGCAGTCAACGTACGTCTCAGACGACAGCGTGCCGTTCTAGGGGCCAGCATGATTGAGTACCACGACATCGAGGAAGTCAAAGAGAAGATTGGTGACCGACGTGTGGTGGTCTCAGTCAGTGGCGGCAAGGACTCTACAGCTGCGTGCTTGTACATGAAGGAGCTTGGCCTCGACTATGAGGCCATCTTCTTCGACACCGGCTGGGGCATGTGCGACACTCACGGCGAGAGTGCAGAATGATGGGGTGTAGCGCAACTGGCAGCGCATCGGGTTGTTACCCCGAAGGTTGGTGGTTCGATTCCACCCGCCCCAGTCCTAAGGATAAACATGGCTAAATTAATGCTACTGGTCAGCCTTGCAATGGCCCAGGACTACGACGGTGAGTTCTACAACTACAGGGTCTTTGATGAGTTGGTAGACCACAAGGAATGGGTGATTGAAGCCAGCAATGGGTTTTACTTATGTAAGGCAACCATCATGTGCGTTGGGCTTAACAAGCCAGCTGCAATCAAAGCGTACAGACCAGCATGGCACGACCCAATGACCATCTACTACTGGGACGAAACTGTGCTCAAGAGTTGTGTGCTCAAGAGTTGCGAGCCAGCCAAAGAACTTACCTACCAAGACTTATAGGAGAAACACCATGTCATTGTCTGGAATAATCCGTCAAAACTCTCTACGTGGCGTAGTCCTTTCATACGTGCTTACAGAGCCTGGACTCGAGACGGTCAACACGATTTCCGAAGACTTAACTACTGATTGTGACGGCTCACGCAACACTTACCGAGCGGTATTTGGCGCAGTACAGAACCTTGAACAACGAGGCTTCATCAAGCTTGGCAATGGTCCCAACAAGTCCAACAAAAAATTGTGGCCAAATGGGACCATTGTGCAGGAATCAGGTGTCTTTGAGCGCCATTCGAACAGTGACCTTTGAGGTTGGGCTGTTCAGGGTGATAGCCCCACCACCAAGCCCTTTTTCAGTCGAACACCATACTCGAAGACCAGCTTCAATTGCATAGCCAGTACCAATCACATAGTAGCAACTACTTGTGCCAGGACAGTAAAAAATGTTGTCGTTTTGCGTAGACGTTGCAGTTCCAGACGCTGCCCAGTTGATACGAACCCACACAGATGAACTGTTGGGATTAACGATTTCAATCTGATAAACGGTTGTATTTGCGTCGTTGAAAGTCTCTAGCGTTGTATTAGCATCAGTATCGATGACAACTGTTGTATACAGCGGATCCGAAACAGCACTTGTGTTGACAGCCATGTTGAACCCCTATCCGCAAACAGCAGTGAGAAGGACGGTCCCGCCAGGAGCCGAATTAGATGTTGTTCCAGGTGCGTCATTAGCCCAGAACGTTAGTTGAGAAAAAGGTAGTCCACCTGGCATACTGATTAGTTTTTGTGTGCTAGCTGGGATTCTGAACATCAAATCAGGCTCATTAGTAGCGGTTACATACTCATCCGAAGACAAATAAACTTTGAAATAGATCGTACCGCTGTGGTTGTTATCGATATCCAACGAATAAAGCGTGCCAGATGAACCAAGTACATCGACATCAACCGTTTGCGTGACGGTGCTTTGGTACACAATTTTGTGTTGAAGCGCCGTTGAATTGTATGAAGAAACCTTTAGAGCCATAGCGTGTCCCTACGAAAGAGAGTGATGCATCCTTGGTATCATATCAAAATCAGCAACATTGCGCCCATAAAAGAGCATACACAAAATGTAGTGTATCCAATCTCTTGACAATGTCATACCTGTGGCCTACGGTGACAACACCAAAAGGGAGACAACATGAACAGCAATGGTGTGCCATTGGTGATTGATACAACAAAGGCTCTACAGGCATTGGTGGATGCGATTGGCGGAAGTTATCGGGAGTGTGCAAGAGTCATGGGGTGTGGCCATACTCACCTATGGGGTGTGTTGAATGGGAAACGCCCGCCAGCAACTCTTGACACTATTGTTCGGTACGCTGCTAGAACTCAAATTGAGGCTGGCATTTCAATGTCGGTGTTGGTCACTCACGACCAGCAGGTGAGGTACCAAATAAAGGCAGCGTGATCATCAATACACCACGGAGAAACAACAGTGTGGCTGAAGCAGGTAGAGTCTATTGCGGTATCAGAAACTGCACGTAATTTAGGATTGAAACCAGGAAGAAGCGGTTCATTCGGTCCATGCCCGTATTGCAACAGCGAGCAACGGGGCAGTACGGACAAGCGTGGTCCGATAGGTCTGCGCAATGACAAGCTTGGATGGCGTTGTCATAGGTGTGGAAATGGCGGGTCAGGCGTAGACCTTGTGAGCTATTGCTTATGCGGACAGAAGTTCAAGGATGCTATCGACAATGATCGGGATCGCGTAAGACAGTGGTTCGAAACCAAAGTCGACCTTGAGTCAATGAAAACCGAAAAACCTAAAATACCTAAAAAAACAGAAAGCAAACGACCACCAATAAATGAGGTTCATTCACTTTGGAAGAAGTCTTTCAAGCTAAATCAATTAGCTCAAGACGATGACGTATTGTCTTTTTTGAAAAGCAGGGGACTAAATCTAGACGCACTTGCTCGAACGGGTGTAGCTCGCGTTACTCCAAATAGACGTGACTACGAATGGCCAAGGTGGTGGCCAGGAGGGAGGAGCATGATGTGGAGGCTGATTGTGCCTGCGTTCGATACGAATGGAACGTTCTGCAGCCTTCATGGTCGAGCTGTGATTAGCACCAATGGGGCACCGAAGACACTGTGGCCCAGTGGCTTTCAAGCTGGTGGCCTGTTTATGCCGAACCGACATGCGGTAAAAATGCTGAAGGGTGATGCAAAGGACATTGATTCAGTTTTGTTTGTCGAGGGTCTCACTGACTTCTTGAAGGTTGTCTCCGAAGCAGAGCGGGAATCGTTGCGAGTAGCTGTGTTCGGTGGAACATCTGGTTCATTTGGAAGTGTAAGCAAAATAAGCATTCCAGATGACGTCGAAGTTTATGTTGGCACTGATCCAGATGCCAAGGGTGACGAGTACGCGCAAACGATTCAAATGCAGTTGAGTTCAAGAACTTGCTATCGCCTTCCTCTCGCAGACGTAGATGGAGGCGATGGTGCCCGACCTTGATCAAGTATTGACTGGGCCTGGTGCCCCAACGTTATGTGAGTTGTTTGCTTCAGCAAAAGACGCTTACGAAAAAGGTAAGCAAGACGGACCACAATCAAGAGTCATCTCACGATTAGAAACCAGTACAAACAGAGATGGTTGTGAGAAGATTCTTGGAACAGTTCCAAACCTGACCACTATTTTTATGTACGACAGGAGGTGGAACAAGCGCCTCTGGATGGACACGTTTAGAAACGCCATCAAGATAGACGACAAGGATTTCTCAGACACGGACGCTACAAGAATCAAGCGATGGATGTACAAGCACTACAGCGCACACTTTAGTACCGATTGCATTGTCGAGTCTGTTGGCTTCGTTGCCGAAGAAAACGGAAAGAATCCGCTGACAGATTGGTTGAAGGATTTGGTTTGGGACGGAACTCCGAGATTAGATGAATGGTTGATACGTGCAGTCGGAGCCGAAGATACGAAACTGAACCGGGAGATGGGCCGCAGGTGGCTCATTCAATGCATTGCAAGAGCCTACAAACCTGGCGTAAAGGCCGACTGTGTCTTGATCTTAGTTGGACCACAGGGAGCGCGTAAAAGTACGACATTCAGGCTTCTGGCGTCCGATGAGTATTTCTGCGATACGCCAATGGATATTGGTTCGTCCAATGCCTACATGCAAATCAGCAAAGCGTGGTTGTACGAGGTTGCAGAGCTGGACTCTATTAGAAGAGCGCACAACTCAAGTACCAAGGCGTTTTTGTCGGCTCAAGAAGACACGTTTAGATTGCCTTATGCCAGGATGACAATCACGCTCAAAAGGCACACAGTGTTTTGTGGGACGACAAACAAAGCTGCATTCATCACAGACATGACTGGTTCGCGCAGGTATTGGCCAATCCAAATTGGTAAAATCGACACTGATTGGACAATCAACAATCGTTCGCAACTGTGGGCAGAAGCAGTGGTTGCATTCAACAATGGTGAAAAGTGGTACCTGGAAAATGAAGCAGAGCAACAACTGGAAGAACAATCATCTGATTTCCGCCAGTACGACCCATGGCATGAGGTCATAGAGCAATGGCTGAACATCAGCATGGGAAGCCTTAGTACCAGCGAAATCATGACCAAGGCGCTTGGACTCGAGAAGTATCAAATGACCCGCAGTAACGAGATGCGCGTTGGCGATATCATGCGGCAGTTGGGGTATGATCGACAACGTAGAAGGCTACTGAACAAACGCGTGTATGTATGGGTCAAAAACAAAGAAGACAACGTTCTTCCGATGTCAAAACCTGAACTTGTAGAAACTGTTGAAGGTGGAGAACACTGATGTCGGCTGAAGTATTTGCGTGTGAAACTAACGACATGCAAGAAGTGATAGACCAATACCTTACTGAAGATGACAAAGAGCTGATTCATTCAAACATGAAAGGGTCTAAGGTTCGGTCACTAAGCAAAGAAAACAAGTTTCTACTGTATTCGATTGCTAAGAACGTCAAAGGCTTTATCGAAGATGGGCACTACGTGACGTTCATTGCGTTTGGCTTGGACTACATGATTAGTGGAAAGTCAGGTAGATTTACCAACAGTGGAATCTTGCACGCAGATAGGCTTGCAGATGCCGTTTATGAATACTGCTTTGAAGTTCATCAAGAAAATGGCGGCATGGATGAAGAGCTGCTTGATCACATCTATGCATGGCTTTTGGTGACACCGTATGCAGCTATGTCTATGACAGAGAAAACACGCAACACTTTGCACGGTATCGTTCGTTTTTTGTGGTTGTGCCCTATCACAGGTGACAAGTCATTAAGCACGCAGTGTTACGATCATGGGCGCTTGTCCATCATTGAGGCCATACAGCATTGGACTGACAACGTGCCTATAATGTACAAAGGATGTGGATACGCCAACATTATCGAGCCACAGGAATGCTGATGCCTGACATCGATGAAATTAAAAAGACCTGGACCATGCCCGATGAATGGACCATTTGCATGAAAGAAAAGTCGATGGAAGTCTTTGACTCAAGCGACGATATGGTTGCAAAGGCACTGAATCAGATATCAGTCATCGAAGCTCTACAACAGCACATTGAGGCAAAAGAGTCCGCAGTTGCCTATCAATTGCTAATGGCAACACTCAAGAAACCAGTCGACGCCTAGCTACTTTTTCGATGTCTTCTTAGCAGGTGCCTTCTTAGCAGGTGCCTTCTTGGCGGTCGCCTTCTTGGCGGGTGCTGGGGCAGTTGCTTTAGCTTCCAGTTCTGCAATGTATGCGTAGAGCGTACCAATCACATTTGAAAGGTCATACCCGTGACGACATGCCTTTGTATGCATGACCACTTTCATTGCTTCAACTTTTTCTTTCAGGCTCATTGTCTTCTCCATTAAGAACGAAGACCCGGACTAAGACCAGGCCATTCTCTGACAGATACTACACCACCGGTTGACTTTTCAATACCAATGGCAAGCGGTAACGAAGGTGTTTTTCGACCATACTCCAAGTCACGGAGATAGCCGATGCTTAAAGTTAAATTGAATCTCTGAAGTTCTTCATTCAACCATTTTGTGAATGCGACACGCGTGCTTCGATTCGGCAGGCTTTTTCGATAGTCTTCGATGACCATTAGACACACCTTATAAATCGAAAGTAGCGTAGTGAACACGTTTTGTCCACATCGGGGTGTGGCTCCTTGACACACCTGCCGTACAATACTACGATTGAGTTCGGAGAAAACAACCATGAACCAAGAAGAACGAGCGGCATGGCTTGCTGAACGCAAAAAGGGCCTGGGCGGCACTGACGTGGCTGCCATACTTGTTGCGTCAGCAGACACGAAAGACAAAGTTGGTTGTTTCGAAAGAAGCTTATTTAAGTTGTGGTCTGAAAAAACTGGAATTTTTGAATCGGAAGATTCAGACAATTCAATCCTGATGCGTGGTCGGGTCATGGAGAAATACGTATGCGAGTTGTACGAACTCCATCTTGGGGAGGGATGTCGCCTTTGGGAGAAGGGTTTAACTTGGCATCCGACTCGACCGCGCATCTTTGGAACGCCGGATCGAATGGTTGAGCTAAATGGCATCACTTTTGGTATGGACGCTAAGACACGCCGAAGAAGAAATGGGTGGGGTAAAACTCGGTCAACTGACGTGCCACTAGATGTAGAGGTGCAGATGCGCACCTACATGGAGATATTCGACGCTCCTTACTGGGACATAGCGACACTTTTTAGCCTTGATGATTTTCGCGTCTACCGTCTTGAACGCGACAAAGAACTTGGTAAGCAGATTCTCGATGTCGCTGAAGATTGGTGGCAGAAGTATGTAGTAGAGGAAACTCCACCGCCAGCAGATGGCACACCTATGTGTCGCAACGTGCTTGGTAAGATTCACCCGCGAGTCGAAGATGAGAAACTACGAGCAGCTACGGTTGCTGAAAGAGATTTGTACGAACGGCTGTTGAAAGTAAGAAGCGAATACAAAGAACTGACGGAAAAGAAAACTGAACTTGAAAACCAGCTGCGCCAATGCATTGGTGAATCGCTTGGAATAGCACAACTCGCCACATGGAAACAAACATCGAATCGTCGGGTTTTTGATAAAAAGACTTTCATGACAGATGAACCCAACCTCTATAAAAAGTACACTACCGAGCAACCTGGAAACAGAATGCTTAGAATCATGGAGCCAAGAGATGACGACAGCAATTAGCCGAAGAGACCAACTTACGTCGCTCAACGAATTTTTAGGAACAAAGCGGAATAGTCTCGTAAAGATTGCTCCTAAAGGGACGGATGTTGATCGGATCATTCGTGTTGCCATGTTCGAAGCAGCCAAGAATGAACGCCTTGTTCAATGTTCACCAACGTCTGTGTATCTGGCGTTGGCCAAAGCGTGTGAGTTGAACCTTGTGGCTGGCGGTGTTCTGCATCGCGCATCACTGGTTCCGATGTGGAACAAGAAAGCAAAGTCCTACGATGCTGAACTTTGGATTGAGTACACGGGATTGATGGATCTTGTAAAACGGTCCGGTGAAGTTGCTCACTTTGTGGCTCGCGTGGTTCACGAAAATGACGAGTTCGATCATCACTTCGATCTTGATGGTGGCGAGACTCTAAGGCACAAGGTCAACTATGATGATCCTGGTGGATTGAAGATTGCTTATGCTGTTTGCTACTACAAGGATGGACAGCGCCAAGTCGAGGTCATGCGAAAGGACCAAATCAATAAGATACGGTCCAATTCACGCAGTCCAGATAATGGTCCTTGGGCTCAACACACCGAAGAAATGTGGCGTAAGACAGTCATTCGGCGGATCTGCAAGTACCTTCCACTCACGCCATCAACCACAGCTGTTCTCGAGCATGACATTAAGAGCGACTTTGATGATGACGCTTGGGTCGACACTGCCAACAATGGGCATGACGAGTCAATTAAGGATAGTGGTACAATCAAAGACAATGTTATTGATGTCCAAGCAGATGAATCACCAAAGAAACGACGGAAGACAAAGGTTAAAGACTTGGTTGAAAAGGCCAAGCAAAACGATCTTCCAGATCCAGAACTAGACTTCACTGAGTAGGAGAACCAATGTCCTTGATTGATCAAGCCACGGCAAGAAACCCACACAAAATGCGCATGTCCGAAACGGCAGGCACTAAAAAGGGTCCATCCAAGATTATCCAAACGACAGAGTTCATGTCTCAATTGCGTGACGTGCTCGATGGGCATCTCATCGACAAGAAGACTAGGAAGGAATGGAAGAACTATCGTACCCGTCTAAAGAAAGCGCATTGGCCCCTCGCTGGATTGACGAACAAGATCGATGCTGAGATTTGGAAAAATATGTGTAACGGCGTTCTCAAGGCCATGGTCAAGAACATCAGAAACTCACAGCCGAATGGTGAGTGGAAGCTTGGTGAGTATGAAGCCGATATCCGACCGAATCCAAATGGTGACGAGTCCATCATTATTGCGTGCAAGTGGATCGACGCGAACAACGCTATGGATCTTCGGTATCAAAACGGCGTGCCAGCACTCGATGTCAACATCAACATGGCTGATGCAAACAAGGACTTGATCGAAGTTCTGAGCAAGAAGCAGTCAAAATCAAACGACGATGAACTGAAAGACCTGATGAAGCAGTTCATTTCGGCTGTTGCTGGAAATACAACCACTGAAAAGAAAGCCCCAGAACCAGAAACATCTGTTGATGAACTTGCTGATGGATTCGAAGGTTGACCACCCCCCTGGCTCTTCTGACACGCTACAGCATTCTCTAGGATGGAGAACAGATGATGTATGTAGTCCCTGCCGTCAGGAGAGTTCAGGGTCTTTTCCAGAGAAAGAAGCCCTCAGTGTAGTGGCTGCAGCTCAACAGTTGGTTTTCAATGGAGCGAACGGTTCGCGTCATGCAAAGGCAAGTCTGGTAAGGCTGAAGTCTGCTTTACATGACTTTTCGAAAGCGTCTGGTTAGAAAGTAAATGATCGCTAATTTTTGCGGTCAACTGACCAACGTTCGTAAAGAACATTTTGGGTTGTGTGAAAAGCCCCGCCATTGGGATTGGCTCAGTGGTGGGGTTAATTTGTACAACCATTCCCGCAGATTTGAGCCCCGTCCAGGTGTCACGGCCAGGACGGGGTTATTTCTTATGTATGGCACGATGCGGACGATGCGGTCTTTGGGCTAAGTACCCGCCCAACTGGAAGGAGCGGAAGTACGCTGGTGTGTGCATGTGGTATCGCTTTCGTCTTCCTGAAGATCAAGTGTATGACGAGCGGAAGTGTCCTGAGTTTTTTGAGGCAATGCCTCAGTGGAACCAACAGCAGCACTGGAACTACGCGACTCGACACGATGACTTGGGGCGCAGTTGGCATGCCAGTAGACGAGCCTTGACCTTCTCGTTGATTTCACTTGTGCTCTCCGCAGTTGGGATCGCTTTCAAGTTTATCTAAGTGTCCTTGTTCTCAATCATCTTGGCGATGTCTTTCTTGAGCTTGTCTTCTTCCTTGCTCTTGATGATCGCGTCGAGCTTAGAAGTCTGCTCCGTCAACTGGGTCGCAATAGTGCCCGTCATGCGGTCAATGCGCTTCTGGGCAAACCAGTTGGTGACGATCAAGTAGATGGCAAAGATGCCCATCGCTCCGTACTCCAGCAATGCGGTAACCACACTGCTGGCACTATCGGTTAGGACTTCTTGTTCCATTAGGCTGCCGGTTCGTCAATGAGGGTGTAGCTGAAACCATCACCCCACTTGTTACAAGCAGCATAGCAGATGCTCATGAACTCCTCGAAGTCGTCCTTGTTGGCGAACACTTGGCAGCCTGCACTCCACTTGTTGACTTCGGTGGAGTTTTGCCCGGCTTGGTGGATGTTTATCCCAAAGAACCCCTCTTCGATTGATTCTGGGTCATGGTCCAAGACCTCGTCCTTGTTGGCGTCCCTGTAGACCTTTACGGCTGACCCACGCTGGACCAAGGCATCATACTGGCCCCGGTGCCTTCCAATCTTGTACACACCCCTGTACTGGCCGGGAACAAGGATGGCGGTGCCAGCCACGTTGCTGGGGTTGTCTCGCCAGTATTGCCCAGGGTCTGTGGTACATGGCCAGGTTCGAGTGATCCAGCCCAGTTCGTCTCGAAAGACAACACACATCCGGTCATCGAATGTATTAGCGCTGCTCTCTTTCGTTCGGATGCCCACGATGTTGAGATTGTAGATGCCTTCAGTGAATACTGCGTGGCCCAGAGACTCAACATAATCGAGCAGGAATGGCTTCACTGGCAGTCGACTTTAAGGGCGTGGCACATCTTGGCTTGGTTCTTCATCATGGTTCGGATGTCCCCACCAACAATGTCTTGCTTGTCTTCAAGCTTGGTTACGCGGTCACCGAGCGAGCCCAAAGACATCCAACCACCACCTGCGAGAAAAACCGTAGTGATGCCAAAGATGATCATCTTTGTGTCGAAAAACTCTTTCATCTAAATCCTCCGCTACCATATTGATAAGCAGCGCCGAGGCCAGCAGCAACTACTCCAACCGTTACCAGTGTCTCCAGTCTACCAAACCAGCGCTGTGTTCCTGGTCTTTCAAGGAA